TTGCTTTAAAAATTAAAGACTTAGAAAGATTTGAAGACTATCAGGATGATGTGGAACTGTGGGAGATGTATGAGAAAGATTTATACGAGATTGAAAAAGCTATTGCGTTAGCAAATAACATTAAGCTTCCTGATGAAATGGGACTAAGGTTTAATGAGCCAGATTATCCTATGTCGGCACAAGATCAAATTGCAATAGATAATTTTATGTTAGAAAATAATTTAATAACGCAAAAAGATCTGTTGTTAAAATACAATAAACATTTAACTGAAGCTGAAGCTGAAAAGCTTATCGCTAAAAACAAGGAAGAAAATGGCCAAGGGCAAGAAGCAGAGCAACAAGAACGATCAGTATTTAATAGACTTCTTAATCAAGATCCAAACGCTTAACGATATCGAAGTAGATGTTCCTCAGGCGGATATAGACGAGGTTATTAAAGACCCTCGGCAGTACGCTCTTGACTTTATTGAGCTTGAGTTTGCAAGGAACGTTCCAAAGTTTATTGAGTCATATAAAGCAGGCTCTAAATTTGGCAAATTAAACAAATGAAACACATAACAAAGGAAATACTGCTTATTATAGGATGGTGCATAATTGTAGTGCTTTTCCTTTCGCTTTATTCCTGTGGAGGGGGTTGGGAGGTCTGCGGCTATGACTTGGATAATATCTAGTGAGCAAAGATATGGAAAATGGAGCAAGGAGCTTCAAGGGTCAAACGATTGGATCGGATTCGTTTTCTTTAACAATAAATATCAAATGGCTTTGTCAGTTAATAGCTTTAATTGTAGGACTAACAGTTACTTTTTATCAGTATCAAATGAAGATAAAAAAAATGGAGGAAGAAATTGCAAAGCATAAGGAGTATATAGAAGACTTAATTGCGGTGCATGAACAAGAAGAAGCCGAAAGGATCTTACAGCTTGAAGAGTCAGTTAAATGGTATGAAAAGGAATTAGTGAAGGTCGGAGATGTATCATTAAATCCGTTTTCATGGAAGAAAAAACGAGGTAAGGAAAGGAGTAATTAATGGAAGAGATGTTTAGCCTATATGCAGAATATGGAGCGGTAGCGATTATTGTGGGGCTGTTTGTGTATCTCATTATGAATTTAATGCAGTCGCAAAAAAAACAGGATCAGTCTTTAGAAGATATTCAACAGTTATTAGCCAAGATGGGGGCAGTTATAGATAACACTCAATCTATAACAATTAAGCTTGTGGATAGGTGGAACTCTGAAAGTTCTGATTCTACACGCCGACACGAAAAAATGATTTCAGAATTAAATGATGTCACAGATGTTCTTATGGAGCTTAAAGGCGCTATGAGTCGTATAAATGGGAGAAATTAAATGTACGAATATGATGCAGAGCTTATAAGGGTTGTAGATGGTGACACAGTTGATGCCATGATTGATTTAGGAATGACTGTCTGGATTAAAAAAAGAATACGTTTTCATGGCGTAGATACATGGGAAAGCAGGACAAGGGATAAACAAGAGAAAGCAAAGGGATTGCTTGCAAAAGCAAGGACAAAAGAGCTTTTAAGTGAGAATATGGGTAAGTTTAGGTTAAAGTCTATGGGCATTGGTAAGTATGGAAGAGTATTAGGTGTTTTGACTGTTGAGGGTCGAGAAAAAAGCGTAAATGACATGCTAATAGATGAAGGCCATGCTTATACTTATGATGGAGGGAAGAAAAAAGCTTTTAGAGGCATACAAAACGATCCAGAATGTTAAAGTCTCACAGGAACTATAGTTTTGCAAAAGCAGGGAATAAGATCAAAGGGATTATTGCGGAAACCCTTACGGATATGGCTCGATATCAGAACGAATCTTTACAAAGGGGCATAGACACTCAAACAGACATTAAAGGCGCTAAATTCGAGAAATTAACAGAGACCACGCTCAGAATAAGAAACCAACGCAGGCATGGATTTACTCCTTTGGATACAATGAAGGGGGCAAGGCAAAAAAAGCTAAGGAATACAAAAATAAATCCTGCTAAGCCTAACAAATTAGTTTCTCAGGTCTTAATGCTTACAGAGCATGGAGTATATCATAATGAAGGATTTACTACAGGGTCAACTTCAATGATTCCAAATAAAAAAGTGCCTAAAAGAGAGTGGTTTGGCATCACAAAAGAAATGCAAAGAAATGGGACTCAATATAAAAAGTTTGTAGAAATGAGCCTGTTTAAACTTGCTCGATCTTTAAAAAAATAATGGCCACTACTCAGGAATTAATTGCTCTATTTGGGGATGATTTTAATGATGTCTTAAAAGGGCTTTCAGCGTTACCTCCAGAAGCCAGAGAAATATTAGATCAGGCAATGGGGAAAATGCTTTTTGATGCAGATGTTTTTAGCTCTAGAGTAAGGAAAGCCGTTCAAACGCAAACAGCCGCAGGAATTTCTATGGAGGCAATAAAAGCAGGCCTCTTAACAGACATGAACACAGGAGGCGCTGTTTTTGGAGAGATCAGAAACGCTATAAAAGGGTCTCTGGTTGAAGGCATTAACCAATCTGGAAGAGCAGGGCAGTTTCAAGCATTAGATCCAGATGAAAATACTTTGTTTACATGGGTAACTGTAGCAGGCCATAAAATATGTCAAGACTGTGCGCCCAGAGGAGGCCTTAGAAAGACATTAAAAGAGTGGGAATCTGAGGGGTTGCCCGGAACAGGTTGGTCTGTTTGCAAGGGTCATTGTTATTGTATTCTTGATGCAAGTGGTAAGATTAGCCCAAGGGTAGAAAGAGAAACAGGGTTACTGTCAGAAAAAGGAGCAACGGCAAGGCCTAAAAAACCTACGGCAACAGCAACAAAATGGAAAGCCTCAATGACAACAGAAGAAGCCGTTGCATGGAGTAAAAACAGTAAAGTAAAAGGGGTTACATATCATGGGACTACACAAGCAGGCGCAAAAGGTATAAGAGAAAATGGCTTTGATTTAACAAAAGGCAGAACAGGTAAGCTTTATGGAAACGGAGCTTATGTAACAAAAAGCGAAAAAGAAGTAGCTTCCATATTTGCTCAGGATGGGGTAGTTATTAAAACAATGGTCAAAGCAGAAAAACCTTTTACTGTTTTTGGAGATGATTTTCAACAAATGATTATGGGGGCAGTTCCGACTAATATGGATGGGACAGTATACAAAGGATTTGAAAAATATTGGACTTCTGCAAAAAAAAGAGTTTATGGAAGGTATTTTTCAAAGCACGGAAAAGATTTTGCAGAAAACGTTTATAAAATGCCAAATAGGCCTCCTGCAACCCTTGATAACAAATGGAAGCAGAGATTTTCTATGATGATGGAAGATGATTACGATGATTGGATTAAGAAAATGTCAGCTAAAGACAGGGCTGGCTTTGAAGAAATGATGGAAACAAGTAATAAATGGTATGAATGGTTAGACAAGCAATATGTTGCTGGCAATAAAGATGTTATCGCATGGCTTGATGATGCGGCAATGATTACGCCAAATAGCGACATGTTTCCTGATACTTTTAGACAGTTTTTGCTAGATGAAGGCTATGATTCTTTGATAGTTGAAAAGGTTTTTAGTACAGCCCATCCTGAGCTACTTGATGACTATTTTATAATGTTAAGTAAAGAGAATATTGTTGCGATAACAGATTAAGCTTTGTCTCCATACATAGCTTCAGTATCCTGCTCATATATAATGCCATTGTCGCCTTTTATTGGCTTAGTGTGCTGAATCCCTCCTGAAACAATCATAAAAGGAATCCCCTTTGGGAAGGCCTTGCACTTATTAAGAGTTCTTTTATTTATATGCTTGCAAGTCAAGCAACTTTCTTGTGACGGCATAGCCATAATTTAGCACTTCCTGCGTTATTTTACTAATTTAACTAAACAATCACACATATAAAACAATTATAACATATAAAACACATACAATACAAGTAAAAAAAGTGTTTCCCTTAAAAAAATTTTTAAGGTTATATTCATATATGAAAAAAGCAGGGAGATAAGCCAGATGGCTGAAGAAACAACACAAGTTGATGAACAGAACGTTCAGGCTACAGCGCCAGAGGGCGAAGTAGATTACGAGGCACTATATCATAAGGAAAAGAAATACTCTCAGTCTTTGAGATCTAGAGCGCAAGAAGCAGAGGCTAAAAACGATAAACTTTCAATAAAGTCGGAAGAAGATCGTCAGGCTAAGCTAATTGCTGAAGGAAAAAAAGACGACTTGATAGCAGAATTAAGAGAGAGGAACAAATCAATGGAAACCAAATTGACAGTCTACGAAAAACAAGAGATGGCGCAAAGGGAAGCATTGATGGAGTCTATTCCTGAAGAAGAAAGAGTGCATTATGAAAATATGAATTTAGAACAATTAAGACATTTCGTAAGGCAATCAAAAGCTCCTGACGTATCCAACCCAGCCGAGGCTGTGCAAGGGCGTACTAATACAAATGTGAATCTAGACAGTTTTATGCAAGAAGATGAAAAGTTTAGAAGGACAAATTTTGGAGACATTTTAAAGGCCTATGATCGAAAGTCTGCACGAAAATAAAAGGTAGGATAGAATGGCAACACCTTCTGGAACTATATTTGATACAGGCGTAACTCAGGATTTTTTGCCTGAGCTATGGGGCGATTTAATCTATAAATACTTTACTGAAAGACTAGTATTTAAAAACACAATAGAAGACTATTCTTCTCTTGTTCAAAATGGTGGAGACACAATCCACATTCCTGAAATTGCAAAAATGTCAGCATCAAGCTTAACCGATGGAGCGCAAATAAGTTACGTTGCTCCTGCTGAAACAAATACACAGCTTAGCATTGACAAGCACTACTATAGTGCAAAAATGTTTACTGACGTATTACAGGTGCAGTCAAGCTATGATTTAATCTCAGCTTACACGAAGGCTATGGGGCATGCGCTTGCTAAGCAAGTTGATTCAGATATTGCGGCTCAGTTAATCACAGTAAACCAAGGCGCAACCTTAACAACAGATGATCAGATAACAGCCGCAGAATTTGAGGCCGCTATAGCAAATCTTGGAGAGAATGACATTGATTATACGTCTGGAGATGTTTACTTTGTTGTAAATCCAACATTATATGCTGATATGCTTAATCCTGCTGGTACTTTTGGTGCAAGCTTTGTAAGGGCAGACATCACAGGTTTTAATTCAGGGAATAGCCCTGCTTTAACAGGTGTTGTAGGGAGACTTATGGGGATGCCTGTTTTAATGAGTAATTCATTGAGTACAGGTGGCACAAACGTATCTGGAGTAATTTATCATAAGTCAGCGTGTGCAATGGCAGTTCAGAGGGATATTGACATTAAGCAACAGTACGATATTGATTTTTTAGGCACCAAGCTCGTCGCCCACACGTTATACGGAGTGAAGTTACTTGATGACTCTGATAACATAAGAGGATACAAGTTTACTAACGCAAGTTAATTAATAACTGAACGACAGGGGTTGTTTAAACAGCCCCTGTTTTAGGTAGGATTAATATGAGAAAATTTAAATGGCCTAATGAAGAAGAATCGTTCCAAGTAGATGATTCCACAGATGTGGGAAAAGAAACTTGCGTGGATCTGCTTGCAAGTGGCGCAGTTGAAGTAAAAGCATCAAAAAAAGCAAAACCTACTATGGCGTGGAAGATTAACGACATAAGAGAGTGGATGTCTGAGAATGATGTAGATTTTAACAGAGGAGACTCAAAGAAAGAGCTTTTAGCCCTGTTATAATCAATTTTAACGGCCTGTTCACGCACAAGCTAAGTGCTTCAATGGCGACCTAAAAAAAGGGTGATAAAATGGCAATAAATAAGTTTAGCGCAAATGAGGCGTTAAATATCCAACTTGGTCAGAATGGTAGTGTGTACGAAAGTGGTACAACTGCTGTTTCGGCTCCTACAGGTAAAAAAATAGTTGCAATAATGGCTATAGCGGATGCTGTCTTTGCTACCTTAACTCCAGAAAATAATTCTTATATGGGCAGGACATCAACGGCCTCTGAGTACAACGGAGATGCTTTTTCTGATACGTTTAAACAGGGTGATTGGATTTATGGTTCTTGGAATAATTTTACTTTGTCAAGCGGCAAAGTGATAGCTTATTTTGGATAGGGGTATATAATGGCAGATCTACATAAAAGAAGTGTCCAAGAAGCGGCAAATCTTAGCGTTGGGGGTGGCTGGAGCGTTGCAACAGTTGCCACTCATGGAGGGACTTCTAACACAAACACGATTCATTTTAGCTTAGATGAAAATACGTCTCAAATAGGAATATATAGCGCTGTGGAGTTGTATTTTAATTTTTCCACAGGAACGACAGATGTAACTGTAGCAAACGACCTGATTATTCCTGCTTCTACTATGGTTTTTTTAACTGTTCCCAGAGGATTAGGAAACACGATATATTTTAATCATTTAGGCAAAGGCTCTGCTGGGGCTGTAAGAATAGTAGAGGTGTAAGCAATGATTGAATCAGTTCTTGGAAAATCAGTAGCCGCAAATTTATCTACAGGAGGGACTGTTGACGGAGATCTAACTATAACAGGAGATTTGGGCGTTGCAGGAGATGTAAGTATAAACCTGACCTCTGTTGTCTCAAATAGTACAATTATAGATGCGACAGGAACAGAAGCATTATTAGTCAGAAAAGACTCAGATGGTGGTGATGTATTTGTAGTAGATACAACAAATTCTAAGGTTTCAATTACTGATACTCTAAATGTTAATCCAACCATATCAAGTGGATCAAAAACAAGTTTAGCATTTCAAAGAAGTGGAACAAATAAATGGAGATTTATACAGCCACATGATGATAGTTATTTAAAATTATACAATGATAGTGCAAGTGCTACTCAGATGTATTTTAAATCTGATAATAAAATTGGAATTGCTAACAACACTCCATTAGCCACATTAGACATTGTAGGTGATAGAACAATAAATTTAACAAATACTACTTCAGATGACACAAATAAAAATGCAGTAATAACACATAGTCAATATGATTCTGGAACAGAAACAGAAGGCTTTGTGTTAATGCAAGGTTTTAGTAATTCATCTACAAATAGAATAGATATTGGTGGTGGTAATTCTCAGCACAATGCTACTGAAGAAATTAAATTTCATACAGCATCAAATTCAACAACTGCTACCGGCACAGAAAGAATGGTTATTGATAATGCTGGTAAGGTTGGGCTTGGATATAGCTCTCCAGCAAATGCACTTTCTGTTTCTGGCGTAATAACAAGTGGGAATGCTACCGGTGTAGGAGTAGGTGGTACGCCTTCAGATTCTAACACGTCAGAAATAGGTGCTGGATATATAAACTTAGGGAGAGATGATACTGCTTCTGCAAAGCAAATTACTTTTGGTAAGAATGGTGCTGTTCATTCTTATATAGAAACCACTACAAGTGGATTACATATAGGTGGAGCTAATGTCGGTATTGGAACAGGTTCAGATACAATAGATGCTCCACTTCATGTAAAAGGTGGCACAGCGAATACTGCAAAATTTCAATCAGCATCTGGTGCAACAAATATTACATTTACAGATTCAAGCGATAGCTTAGTTGGTCAAATAGAGTTTAGTACCGGTACTTCACAAATAGTTACTCGTAATAGTGCTACCTTAAAACTTGGTTCAAACAATGTTGGAACAGTATACATAACAGACGATGATCGAGTAGGTATTGGAAATAGCTCTCCAGCAGAAACTTTAGATGTGACAGGAAATGCTAAAGTTAGTGGTGATGTGTTTGTAGCAGAGTATATTAAACATACAGAAGATACTGATACAAATATACGATTTCAGACAGATCATATTGATTTAACTACAGCTAATACTCTTGCATTACGAGTAGACAATAATCAAAATGTTGGTATAAGAACTACCCCAGATTCTAATACTCCTTTGCATATTAAAGATGCAACCTATGGAAGAGTAAGAATTGAATCTACCGGTTCTAATTCTTTTGCTATTCTTTATTTAAAAAATGATGCAATAGAATATGCCGTAAGAACAAATGGAAGCGATGTATTTGAAGTTCGTGACGATACTGCTGGTGCAGTTCGTTTAGCTCTTGATTCTAACTCCAGAATTTCACTAAGTAATAATGATGGTGGTACATCCAATACAGTCTTTGGATACGAAGCAGGTAACCTTATTGGAGCTGGAGATAACTACAATGTTTTTATAGGCCATCAAGTTGCAGATGCAGATATGACGGATGCAATTCAAAATGTAGGAATAGGATACCAAGCTCTTACATCATTAACGACAGGAGTTTCAAATACAGGAGTTGGTTCTGGTTCTCTATATAATATAAATACAGGAAATTATAATGTTGCTATGGGGCATCTTTCAGCAGATGCTTTAACTTCATCACAATATAATGTTGCAATAGGTTATGGGTCTTTAAGTGCAGAAGTAACATCTGGAACTGCTGTAGCGATTGGTTTTGAGGCTTTAGGATTGCAAAATAAAGGAGATACTGACAATAGTGAAAATGTAGGAGTTGGATTTCAAGCTGGATTAAGAAATGTAACAGGAACTGGCAACACATCAGTTGGATTTGAGGCTATGAAAGGAGCTTCTGGGCAAAGCAATTCCTTTAATACTGCCATTGGTAAACAGGCTTTACTTAATGTTACTACAGGAAGCTATAACGTTGCAATCGGAAACATAGCTATGGATAGTGTTACTACAGGAGGAACAAATGTTGCTATAGGTTCAAGGGCATTGGCTACTTCTCAAGCACCTTTATATAATGTTGCAATTGGTGGTGATGCTTTATTTGGAGTTCCTTCTGGACAAGCTATAACAGGCGCAGTTGCTATTGGTACAGAAGCATTTAAAGGTGGATCAAGCACAGAAGCAGGATCGGATAAAACAGACTATACAATTGCGATTGGTCAAGAAGCTCTTAAATATTTGGAAACTGGACATGGTTGCGTAGCAATAGGTTATGGAGCAAGTGAAAATGTTACAACAGGAAGTTGGAATACTGTTATAGGATATGAAGCGTTTAATACAGGCACAGGAGCAAATAATACTACTGCTTTTGGGTATCGAGCTGGGAAGTTTCTTGGAGATGATGGACAGACTAACCATTCATCCTTTAATACCATCATTGGAAGGTCTGCAATGGCTGGAGGAGATACTTCAACTCCAGCTAATAACACAGCAAATTTAAATATCGCCATAGGTCATGTTGCTTTAGGTGGAAATACAAGTTCAGCTTTAACTGCGACACATAATACAGTTATAGGTTATGCTAGTATGAATGTAGCAACAAGCGCCACAAACAATGTAACTATGGGTTATGGTGCGATGCAAAATGCTACTACACCATCTTCAAACGTAGCAATAGGTATGCAAGTAATGGGTTCAGGTGTAACAACAGGTTCAGAAAACGTTGCTATCGGTAAAGATTCTATGTATGATGCTACTAGTTCAACTGGAGTTGTAGCAATAGGAACTGAAAGTGCAAATAATATTACTTCTGGAAGTGAAAGTGTAGCAGTTGGAAAACAAGCTTTATACACAGCTACCACAGTAGGTGCAAATACAGCAGTTGGATACCAAGCATTAAAATTAAATGCAGTTGCTGGCAATACAGCAATTGGACATAGTGCTGGATTAAATACAACGGGAACTGCTAATGTTTATGTTGGTGCATCTGCTGGAACAGGTGCCTCTGGAGCAGAAACTTATAATACAGGAATAGGTTATCAAGCTTTATATGATATAACATCTGGTTCAAGCAACGTAGTTGTAGGTGCTTTAGCAGGAGAAAATATTACAACAGGAGCAGAAAATACAGTAGTAGGAACAGGAGCATTTAGACAAGCTGCAACTGGTTATGATAATGTTGTAATAGGGCGTGAAGCTATGGGTCTAGGATATGTAGAAGGTCACGATAATGTTGTGGTAGGAAAAGGAGCTGGTTACGATGTTACTACAGGAAATGACAATACTCTTGTAGGAAGAGCTTCAGGGGGAAATATTACTACAGGAGAAGGAAACACTCTTATAGGGTATCAATCTGGAAATACTGGAACAGTTGATATAGTTGGTGGAACTTATAATACAATTATTGGTTATCAAGCACGAGGTAGTAGTGCATCTTCAATAAATCAAATAGTAATAGGAAAAACAGCGCAAGGTCAAGGAAACAATTCAGTAACACTTGGTAATGCAGATGTAACTAATGTTTATATGGCACAAGATAAAGGTGCTACAGTTCATGCTAATTATGTATTATCTCAAGGAAATCAGAATCATGTATGTAACACGATGTCTTCTCCATATTATAGATTTGATGGTACGGATGATTCTATTAGTTGCACAGCGATAA